GTTCGAGCAACAGAATAATATAGGGATTGCTAATACACCAGAGCAACAACAGCAAGGACTGAGACCTGCACACCAGGCTGGGGACATTAATCAAAGTATGGTATTCCCAGATGTCCCTCCCAATACCCCATTTAATACCATGGGGATGAAAGCCCCAATTAACATTCAGAAGTTTGACGAACAAGGACATCTAGTTAAGTCATACGAGAATGTACCACCTGGTGTACAAAGTCTCCCAACAGGACCACAACGCGGGACAGTAATTGAAACCCCAGCTAATATGCAAAGTGGGGGTACTTATTACCCAACAGCAGAATCAACATCTGTTTCAACCCCCGACCCAATGATGTTGCAAAGGCTTGCGGATTCGCAAGACGCAATAGATTTGAGAGAGCTAGAGAAGAGGCAAGCTTTTGAGGGGCCATTAGGCATGTACGAGGCTGACCCAGCAGGACTAACCAATGTAGACCCTGTATTTGAAATAGCTAGTACAATAGGACCAGGACTCGCTGCAAAGGCAGCTTCTAAGGTTTTAAGTCCAGTCGCTAAAGCAGCAGCATCGGCAATAAAACCAGCTGCTAGATCAACTGCAGGTCTTGCGGCCAAAATAGACGCAAGTGCTGCAGCTAAAAATATTACCGGACAAGGAGAACGAGTAGTTCAAGGTTTAGACGATCTTAGAATCCCAGCAACAGACGAAATTTCTTCATACCTAATTAATTCTCCTGCTGCTATCAGAGAAGGAGATGATTTAGTAAGGAGTCAATTTGCTTCAGGCACTCCTAACATGCAGCGCATTGAGGGCAATTTAAAAGAGCTTGGTAAAGACGAAGACTACATACAGAACTATATGAAGAATCTGGAGTATAACCGAGCAGATATTCCAGAAATACGATCCGCACCGCTTTTAGACCCCAGTGTATTTGGGGGATATCTACGAGGTACCCACCGAATAGAATACAACCCCTTGTCTGGAGCATACATGCACAACAATCCGGCCCGCAAACAACTAGCACTAGGCAAGACACCAATATTGGATGATCTTAAATCTACAGGATACCATGAGGGTTATCACTCCATTATGCAACAAAATCTTTTGGAGCCTTTTAGAGATAAAATTCAAAAGTCCCTAACAGAACCTATCCCATTAAAATACACGCTTTCACCTGAAAAGCAGTACTTAGCTACGCTTGATGAAACAAGCGCTATGACTGGGGAGCTGAGAAACTATTTCTCTACCCCGCGAGGAGGACTCCCTGCTATGGACTTATATAGCTCCAAAGGCATAGAAGATGCCTCTTCTCAAATCCTAAACAACCCAAGTCTTCAACGATCATTTACACAAGAACTGTACAAACGTGGAACACCTGGAAGAGACATCACTAAAATATTACAGGGAAATAAAAACCAACAAGCTACTGAAAGTATGTTTAATTTATTCAAATATGTGCCAGCTGCGGCAGGAGTGGGATATGGAGTATCTCAAGGAGCAGAATACCAAAGAGGTGGGTACTTAAATAAAATAGCAACTAGGATAAATAGAAGAGCAACAGCTAAAGGTGCTGAGCCTGTAGGATACAGAAGAGTACTTCCCTATGCTAATCCTAGATTTATGAACTCTGGTCCTGTGTATCTCCCAATGTATAGAGGAGAACAGTTTGTTAGAGGATTGATGGGAGAACAACCAGTAAGACCCCCACAACCAGAATATGATGGTCCTAAAATTAAACGTGCAACAAGCATGACATTTGGGGCAGCACCTAGCAGGAAAATAGGCAAGAGGGTGAAGGGATGCGCACCTGGGACAGGGGGATATTGGTGCCAGTGATATATTATAAGGAGTATTGTAAAAAATAATTTTACATAAAACTATAGAATTAACTAAATAAATTTGTAAACATGCAACCAGACGACAAATTAAACATAGACTCTTTGACCCTAGACGATGTGCTGGGAGAAGGAGTTGACACAATCCAAGACGTCCAAGACGTTGAGGACATAGCCTCTCAAGAAGTTGAGGAGGTAGAAGAGATTGACAACGAAGTTGAAGTCGAAGAACCTGAGGTTGAAGAACAAGAAACCGAAGAAGAAATCGAAGAAGACGACGTTGAAGAAGTTGAAGAACCGAGAAGTGTAGCTTTTGAAGTAGCTAAGACCCTAGGCTTTGAGTTAGAGAATGACTACGAAGATTCCCTAGAAGGTATTACAAACTTTGTAAGAGACATTACGCAAAACGCTGCAGAAGAACAGATCGCAGGATTGTTTGAGCAGTTCCCGGAGGTTCAACAACATCTAGATTATGTACTAGCGGGAGGAGATTCCCGTGAGTTCTTTCAAAGGCAGGGCCAGCAAGTAGATTACAATTCTATTGAGATTGCTGAAGACAATGTAGGTATGCAGAGAGCAATACTTGCTCAGTTTTTGCAGAATAAAGGTCACGATGCAGAATTTATACAAGATACAATTGATACGTATGAAGATTCTGGGAGACTATTTAGTAATGCACAAAAAGCAAAGCAACACCTAGTTAAGTTCCAAGAAGAAGAGCAACAACAGCTTATGGAACAACAACAGCAATTGTACCAACAGCAACAAGAACAACAACAACAGTTCTGGAATGAAGTAGCTGACACAATAGAATCAGGTAATGAATTTGCGGGGGTCCGTATCCCAGATAGAGAAAAATCAAACTTTTTTGATTATATATCTAATCCTGTAGGACAGAACGGAGAGACACAACGTGATCTCGACTATCAAGAAGCAGGAACAGATATCAAGCTCGCTATAGATTATATGCTGTATAGTGGGTTTGACCTTAACGGTATAATTGAAAAGAAGGCTAAGACTCAAGCTGCTCGGAATTTGAGAGAACGAATCGTATCGAATGAAGAGCGGGTTAAGTCCGCCCGAAAACAACAACGCAGCTCCAAGAACGTCGACTTTGACCAACTGGATTTGGGTAGCATATTACAATAAACAACTAAAAACTAGAAAACTATGGCTTTAACTCAAGTACTTAAGACGTACTATAATGACCAGCAGATGACCGACACTAACTCGTTGGTTAATGCTTTGATGGAGAAACCAGAAGAGTTGTCTCCAATTATTACTCACCTCGCAGGCCGCGAGGAGAAGAAGTTCCCACTCTCATTCTTGACTGAGGGTGTTGGAAATACTAAATCTATTGACCGTTTCGAATACGAGTACCGCGTGAAGACTCACGAAGTAAACGTTCGTCCCGTCGTTACTAGTTTGAGCGGCAATCAAGGTGCAGGCGGGCAAATCTTTAAGGTGGTATTCCCTGATAAGTGGTTCATCTTCCCTTACACCCTTGTATCTCAATCAGGTGTATTGGCTCGTATCATGGCTGAGCCTGTACCAGCTCCAGGTGGTTATGAGTATTCTCTGAAGCTCGTATCTCCTGACCAAGCTAGCATGCCTTCAACTGACGTTGCAGCAGGTGCTTTGTTCGGTATGTTGTTTGCATCAGTAGGTGTTGACTTCTCTCGTGGAAATGCATCTAACTGGAGTGCACCAGGTCTCGTACGTAGCAAGATTGGTACTGTACGTAAGTCTTACCACTTCTCTGGTAACGCTAAAGACTATGTTGCTCAGTTCTCTCTCCCAACTAAGGAAGGTTCTACTACTAAGTTGTGGATGGATTACGAAGAGTACCGCCACATGCTCCGCTTTAAGGAAGAGTGTGAGATGTACTACTGGTATGGACAGAAGACCTACAATGATAAAGGCGTAAACGAAATGTTGGACGAAAACGGTCAACCAGTAATTGCTGGTCCTGGCTTGTTCGAGCAGATCATCAACAAGGACACTTACTCTACTTTGACTCAAAAGAAGCTTGAGGACGTTATTGGTGATTTGTTCTACGGCATGACTGACGCTACTGATAAGCAGGTTACTTTGTACACTGGTATTGGGGGTGCACGTGAGTTTGATAAGGCTCTCCGTAACTACTACGCTGGTGGTGGTATGAGCTCTTCTAGCATTGCAGCTGACTCTTCCTCTAACTCTTACCTCCGTACAACGGAATCTAAGTTCATCACGGGAACTGGTCGTAGCTTGGGTATTACAGGTTACTTCACTTCTTATGATCACGTTGATGGTCACAGAGTGAACGTAGTAAAAGTCCCATTGTTTGACCATGGCCCAGTTGCTCAAGCTTCTGCTAAGCACCCAGAATCTGGATTGCCATTGGAATCTTACAGAATGACCTTCGTTGACCAGTCATCTTATGACGGAGAAAACAACCTCCAGATGATCAATAAGAAGGGTCGTGAAATGTTGCGTTGGGCTGTTGCAGGTTCAGTAGTTCCTAAAGGATTTGCTGAGTCTGACACTCGCGCAAGTGATATAGACGGTGCGTCTGTACACATGTTGAAAACAGCTGGTATCCTGCTTCGCCGCTTTGATACCTCGCTCGATCTGCAGTGTGTGGCATCGTAATTTGTGTTTGGTTTGCATAGGGGGGATCGCCAACGGGTTGGTCCCCCCACTTACCATAAATTCATTAAGTTATTCTTCTTAATAAAAGAACAACTTAGTTATTCTTTCTAAACTCTAAAAGAACAAAATCATGCGTAAAATTTATATCCGCAGAAAAGAAGTCCTGAATCACTTACCTAAAGAAGTACGTGCAGGCGCAAAAATTAGTATCGGGAGTATCTATGTCGGAAGACAACCACTCCGAGGTGTAGAAGGAGAAGAAGCTGGAAAGCTTTTATCTGGAATACTAGATGTCCCATACGGACATGCAGACTGGCCTAGACAAGAAAAAGCATTCTGGGCAAGTATGACTGTCAAAGTTCCCTTCGAAGGAAAGGAGCTAGATATCACTACTGATGACGAAGGTAATCCGACAAATGCGTTGGATTACATTACTTATAAGTGGTGTATGAAACACAGACAGGTTGCAGAATCTGAAGCAGCAATGCAAGCAGACGGAGCAAAGAAATTCTATATCTATGATCCTCAGCGAGACTTGCTTAAGAAAAATGCGCAAGTAAAACTAAAGAAGGAGGCTGACAAAGAATTCATTAAAGTCAGCTCAGACCTTGACAAAATGCGCAGACTTCTTAGAGTGCTATCTAAAGGTTCTAGACCAGAGAAACTTACAGACATGGAAGTTGAGAATCAACTCTACGCTGTTAAAGATGAGAAGCCCGCGTTGTTCATCAAATACAGCACAGACAAAGACCTTGACACCCGTGCAGAAATAGAACAAATGGTTGAGCTTGGGGTGCTTCGACTGATCGGTAACCAACACATCTATGGAGATGAGATCATCGGAGAGAACGTCACAGACACAATCATTTACTTCAACAACAAAAAGAACTCAGGGCAAGTCAATGCCATGAGAGCACAACTTAAAGAAGTCAAATGACAATAGAAGAGATGCATATTGCTGTCAACCTGGGGGTGCAAAAAATCGCATCTTTCCAGGTTGACAATCTCTTACCACAAGAGATTGATCACGAACTTAATGATGCAATGGATGCATTTATTAAGCAGCGATACTACCCCATGGGCAACAAGTATCGTAAGGGTTTTGAACAATCTCAAAAACGAATAGATGACTTACGTGCACTAGTAGTTGATGCTAGGCTTAAGTGCTTTTATATAGGAGAGACTATAAGCGGATTTTATGCTGACAGAGCCCCACTCCCAAGTGACTACATGTTCTTGGTAAATGCGCTTAGTGAAAACTACTATATCTGCAACGCTGCAGTAGATTTTGACGAAGAGACTATTGTATACTACACATTTAATATTAGTCTCACACCCCCAAGTCCAGGGTTGATATTAACAGCTTTAAAATTTGATGAAGCAGATCTCATTACTAATGAGAATGGGATGTCATTAGAGTACTTATCTAATATTCAAAATTACAGCAGTACCTATATGGCAGGAGTGGCCCCAGTGGGGTCAAATCCTAAAACATCACAAAGCCCCTTTAACTCTATTCTTAGTACAGCTTCTACAGCAGACTACAACCTACAAGTTTTTGCAGAAACAACTCTTACGCCCGTAAGTGATTCAAACACTTTAATGCTACTTACAACTTACGCAAGTGCCAGTGCAATAGTTGCACACTGGACACATCCTGTAACTGAGGTTGTCACTACAGTAAGCTACCCATATCCGGCCGACAGCGAAACCTTTAAATACAGAAAGTATAAAGAGTCCGGAGCAGCGCAGAAAGAGAAGATGAGTTTTGTGCAGCACGACGACTTATATTCATTGCTAAGTGATCCGTTTAATACGACCACTTACGACAAAATTAAGTACACTATTCAAGAAAACTTTATCGACGTACATAGTGACGAAACTTTTTTCACTACATTTGTTGATATCAAATACATTAGACAACCTAAGCGTATGAATAAAACCTTAGGCGTAGGTTGTGAATTGGCACCTCACACTCATAACGAGATCGTTGAGATGGCAATACAAAGCATACTAGAGGCCATTTCTGACCCGAGGTATAACACACAATCCAGGGAAGTCCTGGGGAGTGAATAAATATGATGTTTAATCCCAAAAAAATAAATTAAAATGGGAAGTAATCTTTCACAGGTGTTTATTGCAAACACCTCATCTTTGGAGAGCGGCAGCACTTTTACCGATATTGCAAGCACTCCTGAAATTGGAATCTGGGACCTTGACGGAAAGGCCTGGGTAGATAGTGCTTTGTATAAAGCAGGTGTTGACGTAACAGATGAAGTTGCAGGTACTACTGCAGGTGCTACTACAGATGCAGTTAGCGATTACTTGACTACTGTAGCAAATCCTTTGTGGTTGTACAACAACTTGCAGTTTGTTCAGGGCACAGCAAACAATCCAATTGCTACCCCAATGATCAACACAAGAAACATTCGTAGCATTCGCCACGATGGGTTCTTGGCATCTGCAGGTGCAATAGTAACTATCTCTGACAGCGATTTTGTTGGCTCTGCCGGGGACGAAATTGAATTAAAGTTTGTATTCAAGAAGTCTCCCACCGACTACAACAATTTCTATGATGTAGATGGTTTGAGCATATTCTCTAAGCAGTTTCCTTTGTCTGCAGCTAGAAACCACTTTATCGTAAACATTAGCTTTGTAGTTAGTAATTTGGCTGATGTTTCAGCTGGTGATACTCCAGCTAATTTTACAGCAGCAATAAACGATAACCCAGTGCTGAGTAAAATCTTCACTGTTGATGTTTCTGGTGCAGACCTCAAACTTACTGCAATTCACCCAGGTGTAATATTTGAGTTGATCAGCACTAACTTGACTTCTGGCGCAGATCCAGTTGATCAATCTGCTATGATTACAGCACCTGTATTGGGTTCTGGTAATGATTGGCAGGTTGCGGGTGATGAAGCACGTTGCAGAAGCCGTTACGGTAACTTCAACAGAATGTATCTCCCAGAGAACATGCCTTCATACACCAACAAAGGTGAGAAGTACGACAAAATCACTATTTTGTATGAGCACAATTGGCCAACCTCTACTGGTATTGCTCCAGCTGGAACACTCAACGAAGTAGTATTGTACTACACATCCGCTGATGGAAGTGTAGTTACTACTACGGGGGGTACATTTGATGATGCGTTTGTATTGAGCACTCAAACCTACGCAGAAGCAGGTATCCAGTACGTCTGGTAATAATACTTCTTTTGGTAATGGGGAGGACAATAGGGTTCTCCCCCTTATCTTTCTACTATGAAGGTCCTCATATTTATAACAGTTTGGAAAAGACCAGAGGTAACTGATCTTACATATTCCGGACTAGATAGGGTTCAAGCTATCTTTAAAGAGGAAGGTATTGATTCAGAAGTATTAGTTGTTTCATCAGAAGATTATCATACAAAAAAAGCTGAAGACCGAGGCTATCACGTAATAGAAGTAGAGAACTTCCCGGTAGGAAATAAAATGAACCTAGGAATGCAAGAAGCTTTAAAATATAAATGGGACTATCTAATGGAAATGGGGAGCAACAACTTGCTCTCTAACTTGTATATACGAGCATTTATAGCAGCCTGCAAAGAAAACTTTGCTTGTTTTGGGAGCGGAAAATTTTATGCTCTACAGCCTGATAGAAAAAAGGTAAGGGTCTTTAACGTAAAAAAAAGAAACGGATTTGGGGGAGTTGGGAGAGGATTTAGAAGAGACGTCATAGAAGCTGCGAAAGACGGAAAGTACTGGGACTCAGAAATAAATGCAGGAATGGACGGAAGTATCTGGATTAACTTAATAAATCCGCAGATTAAAAAAGATCCACACTCTGTACGCAAGCTGGTAAACAACTCGTATCCTAGTGTCTTAGACTTAAAGTCAGATACAGACGTAAATAATCACAAGGGGAAAATTATAGCTGACCAAGACTTTCTGGTTAGATGGTTTCCTGAAAGCAAAAACTGGATAAACTAATGGCATCAGCAGAAGACATAAGGTTTGCAAACATCTCAACTAATTGTAAAAAAATTAGCATCAGACTAAAGGATGGTGACATAACTGGTGGGGCTACAAGCTGGGACGGAGATGTTAGTGACGTGCTAAAGATCTATATCTATGACCAGGACAAGAAGAATGAAATCTACGTAACCCCTGCCTCCAGTGCTTGGGATAACAGTGATGCTACTATTATTAAGATTGTAACTAATGCTAGTGCAGCCATGGTAGGAGTAGTATCAATTGAGCTTTGGGACAGTGCAGATATCACTGCAGTTGACGCAAATATCCTCAGCACTATATATACAGTTGCTCCTTGTCAAATAAATTGCTGCATTGCAAAACTTACCGATGCAGCTATAGAATGTCACTGCAAGTGTGACAAGTGTAAAGAAGACTTGCTCCGTGCAGAAAAAATTCTTTTGATGTTGCAAGGTGCAACATTTGCTGCAGAACAGGAAAGTAACTACGACCATGCAGTAAACATGTATAACAAAGCAAACACTCTATGTACTGAGGTTTGCGCATGTGGATGCTAATGTCTGTACGAAGCTACGATAACGACCAAGAGATAGTAGACAAGATCGAAGCACTACGCACGTGTATTGATCGTCGTCACCACGCCCTATTTAAAAAAATTAAGGGCGGTCTAGAGTGCTCTACTATTGAAAACGTAAAACTTACCCTAATCGCATATCTTCTGATAGATTATCAAAAAAACGCAGAAGATGATAAAGAAGAAGATTGCCTACAGGCAACTGCCTCTGCCCGAACAGGTTGGAAAATAATAAACACATTCTTAGATTATGTATCCAGAGAATGCCGAGACTGTATAGTAACTATTGCAAATCAGGATGTTATTGGGACAGACTATGACGCAAGTAATCCACCAATTGGAGGCTCCCCAGTTCCTATAGAGTACTTGATAGTTACACAGTCTGGAGATAATATAGTAGAATCAGGAGCAAATCCGGATACCCTCAAAACAAGCTAATAATATGGCCAACGTAACAATAAATTCTTTAAGTTCAACATCAGCCGCCTCTTTAACCGGGGGCCACTACCTAGTAATAGATAATGGGGCTACCACAACAAAGCTCGCCGCCTTGTCTGCAGCTATTCAAACTATTACTACTCTTGGGGGTGGAGGAGCATCTGTAGTTAAAAGTTTCTCATCAGGCGTACTTTCTCAACGGGACATTGTTGGGGGTACAGGTATTACTGTCACAGAAAATACTAATGACCTTACTCTGTCTGTCACTCAGGGAGATATTGACATTAGTAATCTTGCTGGGATAGCAAGCTTTGATCTTAGTGGGGCAGATAACTCAAGCTCCTTGTTTTTGTCTAGTGTAAACCTTGCATCAAACGTTACAGGCACTCTCCCTATTGCAAATGGGGGAACTGGACAAACTAGCTTCGCTGCAAACAGTGTACTGCTTGGGGGTGCTAGTATCTCTACTGCGGTTCTTGACGCAGACAAAGAGATTCTTGTCGGTACGACTAGTGGTCCTGAGATGAAAACTTTGACAGCAGGAAGCAATATTTCAATTACTCAAAACAACTCTTTAGACACCCTTACTGTAGGATTTACTAAAGGAAATTACATAGAGTCAGGGGACAATGTAACTCTTGGAGATGTAACAGTAGGAGATCTTACTATAGGAACACTTAGTTCAAGCTCTACTGGGACAGTAACACAAGCTACATCTCTCTCAACTGGGGTAACATTAAACGCTGTTGGGGGTACTATTACATTGTTCTCAGATGCTATTACAGCTAATACAAATACTCAGTTTACAGTAACTAATGACCAAGTATCAGCTACATCAGTAATATTCTTATCTAGAGAATTTCAAAGTAGTACAGCTGCTGATAATGGGGTACATATTAGTCTTGCATCTGTAAGCAATGGGAGCTTTGTAATTAACATCACACATACAGGTAATCAAGATGCAGCATCAATTGTGAGAAAAATACATTTCTTTGTCTTAGGATAATAATAACCAACCAAACCATACACAATGTTTAATCAGTTTAAAATGAAAGTAGCAGACGCTATCGAATTGTACAAAGGACTTGAAGCTGTCAAGCAGCACAAAGGGGCACGATTCTCTGTAATCGTAGCTAAAAATGTGAAAGAGCTTGAGCAGGTACTCAGACAGTACGAAGAAATAGCTAAGCCATCAGATGAGTTCTTAAGAGTTTCTGGGGAAGCACACAAACTTGCAGAAGCAGAAGATGAAGATGGGCTCAAGAAGTTAGAAGAGACACATGCAGATTTAATCGAAGAGCGTAAAGCACAGCTTGCACAACTCGAAGCAACAATGCAGAATGAAATTGAAATTGATCTGCACTCCATCAAAGAATCACAACTCCCAGACGACGTAACTCCTGAACAGATAGTTCCAATACTCCCAATATTGTCATGACATCTAAAAGAGACATAAGACAATTTTTGCTCGAAAGACCCGGGTACCTTAAAAAAGGTGCCTGGGTTTTAGCGCGAAGATTGGAGTGCTCTGTAAAAGATTGTCAAGAGGTATTGAAAGAACTGAGGAATGCAAATACATCAGAGAATAGACTTGATAGAGAAGATAGAGTTAAAACTTCTAGCCTGCAGAAATTCCTAACTACACATGGGATTAATGAGGCATCTGTATCAAGTGTAAAGTTTTGGCAAACAGCTACGGGAGATTTAAGATACTCAGTAGTTACTAATGATGCCCCTAACACAGAGGACATCAAACAAGAGATAGAAGACTTTGCTGCGGATTACGCTCCAGTATATCCTGAACAGGATTACCCGGAATGCGAAGACCCAATTGCGTATGAAATATCTCTCCCAGACATACACTACGGTAAGTTAGTGGATATGCCACTGCCTTATGATTTTCAGGAAAAAGAATACATTACAGTTGTAGAGAATCTTGTAGCTAAAGCAGCAGGATTAGAGATCGAAAGATTCATTCTCCCTATTGGGAACGACGGGTTAAACTCAGAGGGAATGAGAATGACTACAACTAAAGGTACCCCACAACAGGACTATATGGACTGGAGAAAAAGCTTTAGGGGATACTGGAAGCTAATAGTTTACACCATTGACTATTTAAAGCAGATAGCACCCGTGGATGTTATAGTTGTCTCAGGCAACCACGATTATGAACGGATGTACTACGTAGGAGATGTGATTGCAGGGTGGTTCCGTAATGATCCTAACGTAAGCGTGGACAATAGTGACGACCCTAGGAAGTATTACCAGTACGGGACAAACATGCTAATGTTTACCCATGGAGATAAAGAAAAGGCCCAAAACATTCCTTTGATAATGGCAACAGAACAACCAGAAATGTTTGCAGCTACATCTCACAGAGAAGCACACTGTGGACACTTTCATAAAGAGCAAGTCAATGAGTATCGAGGAATCAAAGTCCGTTTCGTTCCTTCTATTTGCCCTAACGATTCATGGCACAAGCAAATGGGATACGACTCCAAACGAACAGGACAGGCTTATATATGGAGTAAAGAGAGGGGAATGGAGGGATATAATCAGTACAATGTTTGATGATCTGTCATATAACAATGATGAGTTTGACGACACTCTAGACGTCAATGAGGAGATAGAAATCCTTGCTGATGCCTACGAGAACGCATATAAAATACTAACGGGAAAAGTACAAGTAGAAGAATTCTTACTAGAGCGAACAGATGATGGGGATATAGTCTTCCTCCCATTTGACCCAAAAGAACCAGAGACAATAGAGTTAATTATAGACGACGTAATAGCATACTTTGAAGAGGGCGAAGAGTACGAGAAGTGCTCAGAGCTTTTAGAGATTAAGAAGAAGTTCGATGACACTAAATGAAATTGCATATAACTTATTAAACTTGATGCGGGCTGGGCGTTCTCATAATGATGAGAATATCTCCCTAGACCAAATTAAGTTTAACATTAAGCATTACCGTGCGATGTTTATTCGCAGGGATTTTATGCGTAACGGGCTTATTACAAGGCACCTGGAACAAGATCTGGGATGTCTTACACTTAAGAAAGTAGATGCAAGTAAGTGCGATTGTGATTTTACTATAGACTGTCCGATATACAGAACAGAGAAGAAGATACCTCGAACTGTACGATTTAATTTCAGAGATGCAATTACACACGTAGGGGATGTTACAGGTCTTGGTCGTATCCCACTTATAGAACCCTACGAAGTACAGTGGTTACCGCATGATAAATACACAGCTAACAGACCAAAGGCTTACATGATAGAGGACTATCTCTATGTGTATAACCCTAAAGGAATGGAGCTAGTTAATGTACGAGGGGTGTTTGAAGACCCAGAGGAACTTGCAGGGCTCAAAAGCTGTGATCCTGTATGCTACGACGCAGACTCCCCATTCCCAATACCAGCTGACATGATCAGCTTAATAACAACAGGTCTCACTAACGGTGAACTTAAATTTTTAGTTAGTACCTTAGTAGACGACGAAAACGATAGACAACAAGATACTCAATAACTATGGCATATAACACTACCGCTGACAGGCTCAGCAATAAA